GCCGATGTAGAGTCTAGTTCCAGACGCCGTGACGATATCACCCATGGCGCATGCTCCTGTGTCATGTGGCGCTCAATCAGAGACGCCGGGAGCTGCAGCCCAAGCAGCAACGAGGATTAACCTGCGGGGCGGGCCACCCCCAGGGATTCAGATTTGTCCTGTTAGGGGTGACGCTCCTTAAGAGACGTCGAACTGTCTGCGGTACGGAACGACCACCGCGATTTCGTAGTAGTTGCCTTCGTCGTTATCGTCGTCCACGAACGGAAGGCTTGGCTCGAAGAACTCAACGTGGTCGACAATCAGCTTGTCGCCGCGGAACAGTGCAGCGATTGTGTCTGCCAACGGCAGCGACGTCTCGAGCAACCAACCCTTCGGAACGTTGTAGATAATGCGAGCCGCCCCCTCTTCGAAGCGCCTCTCAACCAGCGTCGGTCGTTGGGTATTGCTGATCGGATAGTGGATCACCAGAAACGGAGCGCCGTCAGCCGGAGTCTCAGACACTCCGTTCACGCCAAGGATGACGCCGTTGTTCGTATTCCAGCCGTTTGCCAGCCTCTGCCTGATGACGGATTCAACAGCGGCTGAAGGCATTACTTACCCGGCATGGTGATGATGATGGCAGGCTGCCTTCGCAGCCATTCGCCATGCAATTCCTTGCGACGGCCGCTTTTAGATTGAGCCAACGCCGAGCCGGATGATGAACCAGCCCACTTGTCGACTGCACCGAACATTGGCGTCTCGTATCCGAACTTGATCCGGGCAATGTTTCCAAACTTCTGTTTGGACGCGGCGAGTGTTGCTACCGCCTGGTAGACGCCTGTTGGCACCTTGGATGAAAGCCCTCGTTCGATCTTGCGAGCATATGGAGTGACATTGACCCAGACGTATCTATCGGCAATCGGCGGAACAGCGCCAGGCGCGATCGCAACACCATCCGCAAGCAGAACATGAGACTCTCTGTACTCACCGGACTTAACTGGCGAATGCTGTCGGAGCATTTCCCCAATCCATGTGATCGCCTCAAGCGCCAACTCGAATTCAACGAAAACAACACCGCCCGGTATCCTGACCGACGAGATCGGAACGCCCTCTCGACCGTCGACTGAGACTGTGTGAGTCGGAACCCGGCCCAGCACCTTGGCGTTCTGTGCCTTGACCTGTTCGATTACATCAGTGGCGCGAGAGGCAAATTCCTTTCTCTGAGCGTCGACCGAAAACGTCTCTTTGGTGATTAGGCTGTAGTCGATATTGATCGACTCGACCTTGGTCTTCACCGGCATAGCGCATCCTCGAGCGATGCCGTCGGATAGGCCTTCAGCGCAGAACCGCGAGTGCAGTTGACGACCTCGACGCCAAGCTGGACGAACTGCGGCGCAATCCCGTCCATCGCCTTGCGCCACTCGTTGACCCGGCTAGACATCTGTTTTGCGACGCCCTGCTCATGAGCCAATCGCCGGCCACCAACCATGTCGAACCCTAAAAGAAGGATGCGCTTTGCACCGAACTGCACCGCCAGATTGATCGCTTGGAAGCCAGAATGACCGCCACCCGTTCGAAGGCCGGCGCCGATTACCCCCTTCTCCTTCGTTAGAACCTCGGCTCGAGGCTTCAACTTGACCTGACTTAAATTGAACAGCTTGCAGGCCTTCGGCGACGGCGAGAACTTCAATCCAGCAAAGTCTACAGCGCCGCGATTGGCGATCCACCATCCCATATCGATACCGTACAGGGCATCCGCCCAAGGCCAGAACTTGTATTCGCTCTTAATGACGAAGACCCGCGCCTTACCGCGGGCAATGCTGACGTCAGTGCTGGCCATGCTAGGGCCGGTCCCAACGACGACGACAGTCTCGCCGGACCAGTCAGGCCAATCAGCCAAGAACCCTCAGATTGATGCGGACGAGTTCGTTGTCGACATAGATCGGCATCGCGACTTCGATGTTCCGGACCTTGCCCTTGATGACGCACTTGTCGTTCTTGCGTGGCACCCGCCGATCTGTATCAGGCTGCGTCGGCTCATTCGCACTCGGCGTCCACGGACCCGGCCAGTTCGCCGCGATGATTTCAGACGGGCTGATCGTCACCCGAACCTGTTCCTGTGTAATCCCACCAACCAGTTCTTCTGCACCAAAGTTGCGGACGAAGGCGCGGCAATCAACACGGACGTTCATTTGCGAAGTGCCGGCGGTTATCAACCGCCGCAGTTCGATATCTTCTCCGTCTGCAAGCAAGACCGCATCGAGATCGGCGATCTCGCGATCAGACGCAGCGCTCATCGAGCAATTGCAGTCACGTTCAAAGTCGTCGAACCGGCATATGTACCGACGACCACAATTTTGACCCGGAATCGATCGCCGATCAGCCCATCCACGGCGGTATCGTCCGCAAGTGCTCCGTCGCTGGGCGTTACCTGCGTCGTCTTCGGTGTCAGGGCGCTCAGATTGATCGCACCAGTTTCGCTTGCTGCATTCCCGAATGCCACACAAGCAATGTCTACCGCGGTATCTCCGTCATCCAGCGACGTCTGCAGATAAGCCTTGACCGACGTGCCGCCCGATCCGAACACGAACCGAAACTGAACGGCGAGCGCCAGCAATCCATCCAGGTCTTCGACCCAATCGCCAGTGAACGTCCCGGCCGTTGTGATAGAGAACGCGCCGAGCTCATGATAACCGGGAGATAGCATCAGACCACCTATGCAGTTACCATGTTGACGTATCCGCCGCGGATCAGGATATCCATGACATCAGGCGGGACGACGCTGTCGTTTTGCGGGTTGTCAGGAATCCACCATTCGCGCTCAGAGACGCCTTCAATCCTGAGTCGCTTAAGCGTCGGATCACGGTTCGCGACCGAGATTTCAGATTTGACGAACCTGATCGCCGCATACTTCAAATCGTCTGGGACTGTTGCCCAACCTGCACTGTAAGTGACTGAGACCGGGCCAATACCCCAGTTGATGAATGCATCACCAGAGACCTGACGAATGACGCCGGCAGCCGCATCAACCTCATAGTCGACGCTATCGTCAGAGAACGTCGCCGACGTCACTTCGACAATCGGGCGCCGGGCCAAAACCAGAGACACCTGTTCGCTCTTGAGCTTGAATGTTTCAGTCACCGTCTCAAGCCGCAGTGTAGGCGGGATGGCCCCGGCCTTCGCGACCTTGCACGCCTTGGTGATGAGTGCCGAGATATAGTTTCCCAGCGGTACCAGAGTTGCATCCTGGCTTCCGTCAGACACTCCGGCCGCAGCGCGGAGCTCAGCCAATGTCAGCAGCGAACGGTCGGTATTGGGTGACGAGATGGTCAGCATTCGTCACTCCAGCAGCCGCCATAGAGTCCCATCAATCAGTTCCTTCTCGGTGAACTGACTCATGGCGAGAGCATTCAGCCAAGCCTGACGATCAGGATAGACAGGCGTATCGATCTTCTTCAGGTCCGTCTGGCCAACCAGAGCAGCAGCACTATCAGGATGAACAAAAACAGGAACGCCGAGAATAACAGACTCAACAGCAGCGATAGAGCCGTGAGTGACGAGGCAGTGAGCGTTGAGCAAATCTTCTTGTAGAGACCGTTTGCTTTCCTTGTCACGGATAACAAGCTGGCGGTCCGTAACCCTTGCCAGCGCGTCGATCGTGTCTGCAATCCAAGTCTCGCAGCGGTGGAAGCGCGAATAGGTGCGCGTCGGAGCGGCGATGACGATGTGCTTTCCACCCTTCCGCCACGGAGCAACAGGAGTCTGGAGTGCCTTCCACCGATCGTCAGGCGCATCGCGGACCTGCTGAAGTTGGAAAGTCTTACAGTGGAACCTGTAGTATCCGCCGGGTACGCCGATCTTGTCGCCGCGAGGAAGCCAGGTTGCGTACACTCGACGGCAGTAGCCCCGATCCCAGTAGACGAAATTCCTGCCGGTCTTTCGCCACTCCGCGATCATTGGCGTAAGTTGCGGCGAGCACCCCACGATAGGGATAATGTCATCCGGCAGTTGCTCGAGTGGAGCGTGATCGCCCCGGATCACGCGGCCACCGGCATCTCTGATGTGCTTTGCCATGCGCTCGAACAGCGCCAGCTTCGGACCTTTGTTGATTTCAGGAGGGTGATAAAAGGCGACCTGTGACGGTTCGACCATTCCTATACTTTCTACCCCGAACCGCGCCGCGCCGAAAGGCTATTTTCAGATCCAGTGTTGACGAACCCACGGATATTGCATCAGGGCCGGAAGTTTGGGCTTCCCGTGCAGATAGACAATCCTTGCGCCCTGCAGCCCCTTCCGGCGGACGTCGTGAAACTTCAGTGAGAGGCACTGGCCGGGGAAAAGATCATCGATAGGCTCCCAAGGAAATTTGCGGAGCCATTCCATGTCGTTTTCGCCACGCCAGAAATCGAAGATATTCCGGTGCCCGGCCGGCACCAGAGCCACCCCGTTTATTGACCTCTCTGGTTGGTACGGGTCGCGCGGCAGGGCAATCTTCTCGCCCCTCATGCAATAGTCGGCATAGTGGTCAAGATTGCCGACGATCAGGGTATCAAGCCCCACCAGGATCATCGGCTTGTTGAGCCTGAATGGCTCGATAAAGCACCCGTAGTCCGGCTTTACCTTGATGAGCCTCATCTGCTCGATTGGCTCGTTGAAATTTCTCAGCCTGTCAGTGAACAAGACGAACCGGAACGGAACTGTCAGGTTCCTCCGAAAGCCCCTGTAGAGTTTCTCGGCCCATTCTTCTGTGTAGCAACGGGAGAAATCCTTGGTGTACTCGTTCGCATCCCAAAGGCAACTCGAGACTATCAGTACCAAGCCGGGTCTCGCATCCTCTGCGGCTTGCGGTCGTCAATAGGGACAACCGTCCCGTCCGACTTGTGCAGATGCCGTGGCGGGACCGAGGCTTCCACTCTGGCGCCAGCGGCAATCATGCAGCCCGCGCCAAGAATAACCCCCGGCAGGATGATCGCTCCTGCCCCAATGC